CTAACGTGGAATCGCTGACACCTTGAGTGATATCGATGCTCATCATCTTGTGCTCAAATGACTAATACCGGTGGAAGCCAAGCCAGAAGAGCAGCACAAAGAAGATGACCGCAGCGACCGCCGTTATTTGTTGTCCATGCTCTTTCCAGATACGTCTAATCAACAATCGCCTCCCACTCCATCCGGACAATATCAACCGTTGTTTGTTCACCTAAAATCCAGAGCACCGGCGCTATCGCAAGGATGTTGAGCAGGGAAATGTAGGCGATGAAGTACAACATCAATCCGGGATCGACACGCAATCCCATGTCCCACGATCTATAAAATAATGAGACGGTTTCATGAAACATTGATTTTCCTCAATTCCTCTGGACTGTATTGCACTTTTGCATCATCTCCCCATTCAGGGACAGGTCCAAAGGGTATATCTAATATCCAGTTGAACAGGGTAAGAAACCACTTCATAGCAAACCTGCTTTCTTGAGGGCTGCGAAGAAATCAAGTACCGCCTGTCCTATGGCTGTTGCCGTATCTGTTACAGGTGGCGGTGTAGGTATTGGTGTCGGCGTAGGCACAGGTGTAGGAGTTGGGACGGCACCGCTCATATAATGCTGTATCCGCTCAACCATTGCCTGATACTGTCCACTGGGATTAGGTTGAAACGTACTCGTAGAGATCAGATCCACCGCTCCACTAGCAGCCTGTGAGCCTGCGTCCCATTGGCAAGCCATAGCAAGACCAGCGCTTACCATTGAGTCGAGCGCCTGCTTCGTCCAATTGGTGACAAAGGTGGCGTCCTTCGCAAAAACATGCACTGGGTTATTTGCATCGATGTTCCACTCTGTTAGGCATTGAGGAAGATCATATCCAAGTATGCCCGTAACTGCCACCGTAACCTTTTTTGCAGCATCCTGAAACGAGGTTGCACGAGGCGCACATGATGAGACATCCCACTGGTTACCGGTGCAGGGGTAAATATGGTAACTCACCGCATTAGGGAGCACGCCAGTTGCTTTGCATCCTTGCAGCCAGGGTACAAAGTAGGAGTTCAGGTTATCAAAGACTCCGAGTACTGGCCCTATATACGCCGCATTGGAATTAATCGCCCTCATTGCTGGAATATGCTGGTTCCACAAGCTCAGATATTGCGACCAGGGGATAGGGGGATTCGCAATATCTGGCTCATTCGAGAATTCATAGAGATTGCAATGAATTCCCAGACGCGTGACCAAATGCTGATTCCATGCGAGGTCGCCATGATTGAGGATCACGAGCATTGCACAGCCCATATTTACACAAGCTTGCACCGTCTGGTCAATAAAGGTGTCAGAAGATCCTTGCACGATAGAACAGCGCATGAGCGTAAAGCCGCCAGCCTTTATCTGCGCCTGCATCTGTGGCGTATTGCGAACGGTATGGGTGGCCCAACCCTCTTGTGCCATATTGCTACCAAATATGTAGTTGGAGCAACCACTCGCCGTAAGCGTTTGTCCCGGTAGTAGTGCCATGATGTCTTCTCCTCCTCACTTTCATCACATCTCTTTTCGCTCGTACTATGAGCAGTATAGTTGTTCATCGAAACCGTTAGAATTCTAGCCACTTGAAGGTTGCAGCCCAGTTGCCAGCGCCAGCAATGTTTAGGTAGAGGGTAACACTTCGACTGAACCCTGCTGGTAAATAGAGGATCGTATCGCTCTCAAACGGCGAATAGACCGCGTTCGCTGGACTGACAAATGCGTCCAGCGCCGTTCCTGCAACCGTTTGTGTCGAACTGCTGTAGGTAACTGAGCCAGTTGAGCCAGAGAGAGACGTGGACGCACCTCCTAACTTGAGATTACTCACCGTTGCGGCAGTCAGCGCAAGATTCGAGGTGCTGGTGCGCAGTTCGTGAGTACTCGTTCCATTCCCGCCGAAAAACTTGATGTCATAGATGAGAATATCGTGGGTATTGGTTGCGTCCGTGTAGAGGCTGAACGCTGCGTCGGTGGCGGCCCCACTGGTGGATACATTGCCCGTCGTACCGATGTACCCTTGCGCATTGAGGACTCCACCCCAGATCCGGCTCTGTTCGGTAAGGCTTCCGTCTGGATGGACCGCCATGCCTTGCGTCCGCAGGTTGTAGTCCACGATGGAGAGTTGCGTGATATTGTTGGTAAGCAAGAGCGAGGATGGTCCCTGCTTTTTGAGCACGAAGCTCCCCGTTGCGGTCCCACTGGTGTACCCAGACATCTGCACCGCGAAGAAGTCACCACGCACTGGACCACCGAAGTAGACGCTTGTCTCGCTCGTCTCTCCGTCTGTTGAGTATCTGCCATCTAGATTACCAAGTCGGTAGAGCGTGCATGGCACCCAGGGTCCGCTGATGGTTGGCCCTTGCAGGAAAGCCAGCGTACCGATATAGGCATTTGCATCAATAAAGAGGCTCATCCAGCCGTAATTCGATACATCCATTGGTGGCACCAGATAGGCATTGAGCACGCCTGCTGAAAGATTTTGCAGGAGTATGCGATCATTCTGGTCAACGCTTGTGCCTGTTGGCATACCTCACCTCATTTCCCTACTATCGAAACACTTGTCGTGAAACTGGGCGTTGTACCACCGGTAACCCACCGAATTTGCATGGATGAGCCAAACGACTGATTGATCACAAAGCCGCTGCCGATGGATGTGCTGGTTTGTCCTGTTGCTGAGATCGCTGCGGATGCATAGATGTTGTAGGCGACGTTATCAGCCCCGATCCGGTCGATGAAAAACTGAATGGTTGGCGAGGTTCCACTCCTGGCCGTAATATTGATGTCAAGCGCTAGCTCTGCAAACGGCCCGACGTTGAAAGGACCATGCGTTGCGCCGGTCGTGATTGCAGCCGAGGCGAATAGATATACGGTGCTCGCACTGTGATGGAACACGACAGGAGTCGACGTATTCCCGTTGCCATCGGTGGTGGTGATAGGACTGCCTTGTATCACTACCGGCGTGATGGTGTTTGGCACCAATGCGCTACTCTGTGGAATATTGTCCGTTCCCCTCGGTGTGCTTCCAATTGCCATCGTTCACCTCTCCTATGCCGCCGTTATGGTATAGTCGTTGAAGATATTTATAGAACTTGTTTTTACATAGGAATACAGCACGTGTGCCATGAGCACACCGCTGCCTGGGGTACTTGTGGCATTGTTGCCAAATACGCCAGCGTTCGTGTACGCACCATTCGCCTGACTGGTAGAAAAAGACGTGCTGATCGTGACCGCATTTCCCACCACGCTGAAGGAGGCGGGAATCGCCCGAAACAGTTCTGATGCAAGCGAGGCATCGCCAGTATTGATGGAGTAGACGGTTCCGGTGCCTACTGCATAGTATTGAGCAAAGGCATTCGTACTTCCACTTGCGCCGATGAAGGAGAGAATTTGTGTGCGTCCGGCGCTCATGATCATGTTATGCGCTTCGACCACCAGCCTGCCTTCACGCTCCTTCTCTTTGAGCGTGAGACGCCGCCACTGCTTGCCGTCAAGCAGATCGTCAGGTATCTCGTATATTCGCAATAGGCCGCTCATTGTCAGCGTGTCGCTCATATTCTTCCTATGTGTGGATATTCAAGCTATCGGTAATGTTCAGTGTGTCTAGTTGCAGCAGATTGGTTTGCTGTATAACCGTGTTCGGATCATGGTCCGGCCTATTGATCGCCTTCTGGGTGTTTCTGAAGAAATCCAGAAAGTCATCAACATACGTCCCCGCCTGCACTGCATATTCGTTGATCTGTCCGAATACCGGGTCGAAGCCCAAGTCTTTGATGTCCACTTTTTGCACCACATAGTGCTGTTTGGTTACCGGTGTGCCGTCAAGGATGAGGGTGCCGCCAAAGGTACGGAGCACATAGGTCGATGTGAGTGGATAACTGTCGAGTGTACTCGTAAATTCGATAATTTGTCCGGGTGTGAGCAGCTTCCAGGTCTTGAAGTTGATGGTGATCCTGTCGTCCGAATATTCTTCTAGTTCCGCCTCTCCTCGTGCGACTGCACTTGCATTCGACGCCAAATTCGTGTCATTGATCTTGCCATAGAAGGGCCGTCCATACTTCGCGATGCTGTCAGGCGCTTGCACTTCGACATAGGCTAGCGGATCATAGGTATACGTGACGCTGATTGAGGTGCCAGCATTGATCCCTGTCGCGATCCCGATGTGGGTATTGGTGTACTGGATCAGCGTTTGCGAGGTGCCGAAACCGACGCCAGTATCGAGGGCGGTGCTTTGTAGCGTTCCCCCGAATGTGACCTGCGGAATGGCAAGTGCCCCTGCCGATGTGTAGGTAAGATAGAATCCGGCTGTCTTGTTGCCGGTCACAATGAACTGATTATGGCTACCGTCACCAGCAGTGAAATTCTCGGTAATTTGTACTTCATAGGTCGTCCCTGCTACCTTTATATCGTTTTGCAGTTGCGTACCGTCATACTCCTTTTCGTAGTCATAATACGAGAAGGTCGTGATGTTATCGGGATTGTCACTGAATCCGTATGGTGCAAGGTTGGTGAAGGGAGGGAAGTAGTAGACATTGTAGTAGTTGTCCACGCCCGCTAGGAATCCAGTCATGTTGACTAGCGAGTTGAGCACCTCCCTAAGCGTCGCGTCTGCGTACTGAATAGAATCAATGGAAATACCCGCTACGCATACCGGTACATTGCGATAGGCGAGTGCGAGTGGCGTACTCACGACAAGATTGGGATCGCTTGCGAAGAGATAACGTGGAGAGAGTGCATTGACAATACCCGTGATGATGTCGTGATCGGTGATACTCGTGTAACTGGCATTTACCAGCGTGACATTTTCCAGCATGCCGTCTAGCCCCGTTGCTTCTACTTCCCAATAACGCGTTGTGCCTCCATATGATGCCTTGCGGTGTGTGATCGATCCGGTGAATATGCGGTCAAGCCGCGTTGCCGTCCCGTCGGGGAGCGTAATGCAATCCGACTGCAAAAAGTCACAGATCGGCGACGGATAACTATAGAGATTCGGGAACCACACCGGTTCAAATTGCACCGCCGTCCAGGAAACCGCGCCACTATTGGTACCGGCGACATTACTTTCTATACCAATGCCTATCTCGATAGAGACGGTATTGGCTGGTGCTGTCCCGGTGATGCTCACCCGTTGGTAGCCGTTGGTGAGCGCCGTGTAGAACTGTTGAGATGTTCCCAGGAACGTATTGTTCACATCGAGATAGGTGAGGTAGAGGAAGGTGTCGGCGTTCACAAAAGCAGTGGTAATGTTCATCATGGCCGAAAAACAGTATTTCTGACCGATGACAGTGTAGCGACCGGGGATAATCTGGACAACAACGCTGGCATCAACGGTCACGGCGTTACTGACGGAAAGGCTGAGTTTTGCCCCTGGTCCAAAAGTCAGGACAGGGGGGAAGGTGACAGTGCCAATAGGTGCCGAGGTACCCCATCCAGAGTTGCCATAGACAAAATCATTGTTCGTGACATAATTGTGCGCTGGCACCGATTTCACGAGCGTTGGCACATCATTACTGCTTGCTGAGAACGCCGTGTAAATACTGGAAGAGTGTCCGCTACTGGTATCATTGCGTAGTCCGACCTGCCCACTGCCAAGTGGCGAAGTACTATCCGTATAGGTGAGCACCTGAATACCATCAAAGCTCACCGCAATCACCATATTGCCGCTACCGTCGTTGGTGGTGGTAACGCTGATGGTATGGCTGGTGCCACGCGTAAAGCTAATGGACGGAGAGGAGCCAATAGCACTCCCTGTCCCTGCCACCGTCTTAAAAAGCTGAAGGCTGTTTGGCACAGGTGAAGAGGCGTCGCGTACGGCTAGCTGGTAGTAGTTGCTCGTATCGACGACGTTGAACGCCAATCCTCCAAAGTCAGAGGTTGTCATGGTCGCGCTGATCGTCGCATATTGCGCGGTCCAGGTACTCAGTAAGAGGAGCGCCGATACCCCCGCGCTGGCGGTAATATTGCCAATAACGACAGGAGCACCGTAACCAGGCGAGACAATTTGTGTATTGGTGTCTCCTGTCAGTCCAGAGGTATCGGCGCTCAGGCGATTCATTCTCACCCGCTGACCCGCCCCACTGGTATTGGCCGTGATATTAGCCCAATAGTCAATGTAGAGCTTGTCACCGGCTGCGAAGGCAAGAGCAGAGGCGGCTGTGGACGGCAAGGCGACGGTGTTAATCGTCGTGGTCCAACTCTGCGCATTAAGTACCCAGGACGTGATAAGGGTGTAGGTAGTCGTGCCTGGATGATACCTATAAACCCGTACCGTCAAATTGGCCGTGATCGTTCCTGTCCCATTAGCGCTAATGCGGACATTGCCAGACCAGTTGCCTGCTGCAATACTCTTGCCATCAAGGATAGTGGTATCCATGAAGAATCCCTTGCCCGACGGATTCCCAATGGCACCGAGGGCAGGCCACGCTGTAGCACTGCTTTGTGAGACGATTTCACCCCATCCAGTGCTACCGTTGCAGGTGACCAGTGCATTGACGGTGGTTGGTGTGCCAGCGGTGATATAGAGCTTATCCGCAGTCGCTATAGTGGAGCTAGCGGCACTGGCGGCATAGGTTGTGAGTGATGTGGTACCACCACCACTTTGCAAGTTTTGCGTCCAGGTAGCGGGTGATCCTGCTGGATTATTCGTGGAGGCGTAGTTGCTCGTCGTGCTTGCCGCATCAGTTAGATAATTGTCCGAGAAGGGGCTAGGCACGATAAAACTCGGAGTCAGGGCAACGTTCTCATCGAATACGATGACTTCTTGCTGGCTAGCAAGCTGAATCTGACTCCCTGGATCTTCCAGGGTAAAACTCAATTTCCCTATTGGGTCGCCCTGCACCTGGCTAATGCCAATCGAGGCGCGAGGAATGCTGTCTGTTCTATCAATTCTTTGGATGAGCGTTAACATCAGTGGCTCCCTCCTGACGTGTAACGTGGTGCATTCCCCTGTCCTCGGAGCGCTTTCGCCATACGCTTCTGAATCTCATCGGCTGCTTGCTTGCCGTGCTGCTGTGGATCTTTGCTATCTGTCTGTATCGTCACATGGTAGTGATGATGCACGGTGCCGGTACTTTGCGCTGGTGCCTGTTGTACCACTGGCGCATTCTGCGCATAGCCCGTGCCTGTGGCATAATCTGGGAGTGCCACCCCCAGAGCCGAAGGTAAAGCGCCCGTGTCACCAGGACATTGCTGCGACGTGAGTTGCGTTGTCGATTGCTGAATAGTCGCCACAAGTGCTTTGTGGTTTGAAGCGTTCTGAGCAAGTTTGGTCGCCTGCGCCGCCAGCGTCGCAGCATGGCGGGCCGCAGCATCCGCTAAGACTTGCGCGTGCTTCTTCTGGGAAGCGCTAGCTTTCGCAGCTTTCGCGGCGAGGGACGCGGCGGCTTTTGCTGCTGTTTTAGCCGCATTTGCCGCTTTCGTGGCCGCCGCCTTTTGCTGATTGGCGAGGGTAGCCGCTTTGCCAGCGTCGTACGCGGCAAGTGATGTATTGCCTTGTGCTGCTGCTTGTTTGCTTGCATCGACGAGCGCTTGCACCTGTGATGATCCCGATGTAGCAATGGCTTTACTTTGCGTATCGGCTAATTTCATTGCCGCCACTTGAGCCGCCTGTTGTTGCTTGAGTGATTGAGCGGTTGCGGTGTTCGATGCCGCCGCGACCGCGTTCGTCGTGGGCGTATTGGTCGAGGCAAGAATTTGGCTCATGTTTTGTTGCTGCTGCTGTTGAGCCGCCTGTTGCTGGTTTGTCAGTGCTATCTGCTGTTTTCGTTGATCGGTCCAAGCTTGCACCTGTGCTTTGGCCGCATCTAATTGTGCCTGTGCTGCCTGTTGCTGTGCTTTGGCAACTGCCGATTGCACCGTCGATTGTGCTGCACTGGTGGCCGTCTTGGTCGTCGCAGGAGCCTGATAAGGTTGGAAGGTAGCCGCGCCTCCTACTTGAGTCGAGATATGGAGCGTTGGTATTTTACCGATGGTGATGGGAGCCTGATGCGCGGCATTGAGCAGCGCATTGATTGGTCCGAGAGCCGCCTGGGTAAACCCATTGAGGAACCCAATGATCATGTTCACTCCGGCCTCGCTGATTCCAGCTATCACATTCCAGGCACCCTGCACCATTCTCACGATTCCGCCCCAGATAACCCCCAGATCCGAGCCGAGCTTATCCCAATCACCCGTAACGAAATCATGGAAGAAGGCAACGATTCCCATAACCGTCTGGATCGCGCCTGATATAAACTGCACGATCCCGCCTATGGCGCGAATGGCCCCTGCCCAGAATCCTGCCAGTGCGCCGAGAGTGCCACCGATCACGCCTATCCAGAAGATGAAATCGGCAACCAGCACACCACCAATGATCTGCCCTAATTGTTGTAACATTGGCATCATGGGCTTGATCTGCGTCATGAAATCCGTCCAAGCGGGTTTGAGTTGGGTATTAAACGTATCGACAAGTTGTTGCCAGACGGGTTGGAAGGTGGTTTGTAGAAATTGCCCTATTTGCTGCAATGCGTTCCATAAGGTGGTCCACAGCGTTTGGTTGGAGCCTATGGAGTTAAACATTTGGCCAAACCAACCCACCACATTCTGAATAACTGGCACCAGTGGTTTTAGGAAGTTGCCGGTATTGTTTATCCATGTGCCTAGCGTTTGTATGGAGTTTTGTAGCACATTCGATTTCGTGAACCAATCGGCAAATCCGGTAACGATGGGAGTCAACCATCCCATGAACCGAGAGAGGATAGGAAGCAATTGGTCACCGATGGCGATCTTCACTTTATCGAAGGCCGCACCCATTTGTTGCATATGGAAGTTATAGGTATCGCTGGCATTCTTAAAGACGGCTGCGGTCTTGCCTTGTGAGTTGTTGAGGAGGTCCAAGTCAGTCTTGTAATCTTTTGCTCCCCCTGAGAGCGCGTTGAATGCTTTGAGTGCGAGTGTGCTCCCGCCTAGCATTTTTAGGATTTCTGCTTGATTGCCGCCAGTGGCTTTGTTCAAATAATCAATCTTGTCAGTAAGATTCATAGCTGAGAATTTTGCAGCATCGAAGCCCTGTAATCCTAATTGCTGCGCGTGTTTTTGTAGTGCATCGGTTTTGACACCAACTTGTGTAAAAAGATTGCCGAGAGAGTTACTCGCCTGTGCGACAGATGGAAAACCATGCGTCGTAAGCACATCAAGCGCTGCATTCATATCCACGAACGGCACATGCGCAGAGTTCGCCGAAAGCGAGAGCTTGCCGATCACCTTTGAGAGTTCAGGGAAGGTGGTTTTTGCGTTGGCGACCGATTGGTTTAAGACATCCATCACTGCCCCCGCATCTTTTGCCGGAAAGTTAAAGGCTTTGAGTACCGTTGTTAAGCCATCGGCAACCGTTGTGGTATCAGCGCCACTGGCCGCCGCCGTCTGTGCTGAGAGTTTCAGGATATTCAGCGCATCAGACGCTTGATAGCCGGCACTCACAATCGGATAGAGTGCATCAGCTAGCGCCTTTGGCGATTGCCCAACCTGTGTAGACATATCCAGCAAACTTTGCTTCATTTGGTCAAGAGCTTTGCCTGAAAGTCCAGCATAGGAGGCGATTTTAGTGGTGGATGCCTGAAAATCGGCAGCCGCCTGCACTGATACCGTGCCAATGCCAACAAGAGCAGCGCCAGCAGCAGCAGCAGCGACGGCAACCGCACCTAACACATTACCGGACGCAAGATTTTTAATGACGTTTCCTGCTGCGGTCACCGCTGATGACATGCTCGTATCCGAAGCGGTCAGCAAAATATTTAAGGAAAGATCAGTCAAACCACACGCCCCCCTCTTCCACTTCAGTTAGACAAAATCCCTAAATTCCTCTTGTTCAACGTGCGTTGCTAATCGCGCCCGCAAGACCTCAATCTGCTCCTGGATCTCCCACCCAGGAGTGCGAAAACGGTATGCCTCCCACCCGAAAAGTCTGATCATGAAGTAATCAATGATTGGTTCAGGTAGGCGTCGTGTCCGTCCTGAGAGCCAATCGGCGCAGTCAGTGAAGACGGTTTTTTTTCCTCTTCGCTCATGGGCTGACTGAGATCACCGATCTCGGTAAAAATGAAATTACGATCTTCGGGAAACACGTGCTCAAGGCTCTTCTCCCGAATCTGATAGATAGCCACGTTATCCGCTTCCCTCATCGAGAGTGGAGGCCAGGGAAGCGGTTGGTTATTTGCATCGGTGAACGTCCACGATTCGATGCATCTGATCAGCGTCAGTTTCTGGGTAGTACCTCCCAGAATTTGCATGTTCATCTGACCAGCAGTCATCACGGTGCTTTTGTCCTGTACCCATTCTTCATCATAGCCAGTTTTTGAGCGGATAATCACAATTTCATGGTTATCCCAATTTGGCGCCTGTATTTGTTTGGTTTGTATTTGTTTACGTCTTGCCATTGTTTTACCTTTTATCTAAGTTAGTGCATAATTTGGGGCCGCTTGGTTGATTATCGTTAGCAACGCTGCGTACCCTAGTGTTGGTTCATACTCACAAATGCCGCTTATCTTCGCTTCAACTTTTTCTTTGGAGCGGTCACGTTCAAACATCTCGTATTTTGTTGGCATGGTGATTTGCCATGACTTGTAGTTGAGCGTCCCTGATGTATTGCCAATGTAGCCAGTTTGCTGATTTATGAATTTGACGCCGATTAACTGCTTGACATTCTGTCGCCATAACTCGTATTGGATGAGATCGGTGAAATCGACTAATGCGTCGAACTTCACTTTAATCATGCTACCGTCCTGATAAGCGCGACTGTACAACTGCGAATTGGTGGCCGTGTAGGTTGGCTTCCATCCTGTCGGCACGGCTATCTTGATCGTCTGGAGGTCGTTGTACGCGGTAGTGAACGCCGTCCCTGAGAGCGAGTCAATGTAGATTAGGCTTTGCCAGCCAACAGTCGGCATATCGAATGGCTGACCAAGTGTCGGCATTCGAGACGATGACAGGAGCGTGGTTGCGCGGTTGCCGAGTGGGATCATGTCCTGAGACGTACATTTACAGATGAGCTTGATGTCTTTGGACGCATCCATTTCCAGATCGGCACTATCGACAAAACCGTAGGGATAGACCGCCGAATCGGTGCCACTGAAGATCCCAAATGCCAGTGTGTTGAGCGTGGCCGTGCCAATTTTGAATACCCACTTGGTGCCGAATATACCGTTGATCGCCAGTGATCCGCCAGTGAGTCCGGTGATCGTTACCGCTGTTGCGTTGACTGCTGAGTAGATGTTGGCAGAGTAGTAGGTGCCAGCGCCAGCATAAGCAACCACAGTTTCGGTTGCTGCCTGGTTAAACTGATTGACGCCAGTAATGCCGATAGTGCCATAGACAGCAGTTCCCGTCACGACCAATTGCAACATCTCTCCAGGTGCAGCCGGTTGCGTGGTGAGCGAGAATGGCGCACTGGTTACAGCGGTAGCCGCCATCTTTACGGTTGGTGTGGCTGGTATGGTCGTGATCGTTGGGTTGTTGTCCCACACCGAGTAGCCATACCACAAGTCTGAGTCAGGATAGAAGCTCTCCGTGTCGAACTTATCAAGCGTGACGTGCTTGATTTCCTGCGCCATCCTGGTCGTGCCATACATCAATCCACGTTGGTCTTTGGGGTCAACGTAGTCAAACTTTTCTTTTGTCTCGTAACTACACGGCACCAGTTTCGTGCCTGCATAGATTCCGTAGACGGTGATGGTAGCATTGGTCAGGTTAGAGCCACCAAGCGTGATACCAGAAGCATTGATCGTGTTATACGTGCCGCTTGTGCAGTACTCCGATTGTGGCTGTGTTGGCGTTGCTACTGCAATAGTGGGCGTCGTCTCGGCAACAGCGGTGCTGCCATCGCTCTTCTTGCCGGTGATGGTGACGGTGCCTGTCGCCGTTGCCCCTTTGACGATAATGAGCAGGTGCATATGGACGCCTGCAAGAATAGTGTTTGGCTGCGTGGTGATTGAGAGCGTGCCTATGGCCGTTTCAGGTAATAATACCTGTCGCCCCTGGTTCGCTGCTGGCTCTACGAAGAGTGCTAGCGTTCCTCTCTGTGTCGCGCCCATATCCTATACCTCCTCCTCTACTTGTGTGAATTGCGTTGATCCACTCGTCTCAGGTGGCAACTCATCACGAAACAATCCCCCAGGTGGCACCACTTCAAGGATTTCCCCATTGTCATCAAATTTGATTCGACAGGGAGCGGTTGCCACCGAAGCGGCTATCCCTGGAATAAAACCGCTCCCGCTATACTCTTCAATCCACATAGAACCTCCTACACACTGCCAACCGTGATGTTGTATTCATGCACCGCGCTGACCGGAAGGTGATGAACGCGGTATATGCGGCCATTCGGATACAACTTGTATCTCGCCTCATCATCCGTATCAAGCATTGTCAGATAGACGCCGGGAGTGCTATTGAGCGAGATCTGAGCGGCGTAGATAGGCAAAAGCACATCACGCGTGGTCATCAAGTTTTGCTCCGCTATGGTTGCATCGCTCATCTCAAATCCGCTCTCTATCATGAAGTCCGAATGTGCTTTTACGCGCCATCCTACGGCTTTGCGCTCTGTCTTGCCCTTGTCAAAGGTAACTGAGCAGTATGTCGTCACGTCCGTTGGATCAGTGACCGCGCCGACTTTGACCAGCGTATAGGTGAGCACACCACTACCAATCGTCCATGATCCGCCAGTAGCCGCATGATTTTTTGTAAAGATTGCGCTAAACGTTGATCCTGAAACCGCTGTGATCACCACATTCTCAGGATTGGTCACGTCCACATTGAGCGTCATTCCAATGCTTAATCCGATAGTGCTGGAAACCGTAACTACCTGTGGGCTGGCACTAGCGGTGATAGGCGTTGTAGCCCATGTCAGCAACTTTGACGGCATGCCCTGTTGCATGAGTGCGATACCGCCTGCGATGGCATTGGAATCGGGGGCGTTGGGGTAACTCATGCTATACTATCCAATCCATGATTCCGTTAGCACTACCCGTGCCTGTCACCTCATTGATTGCTGCATAAACTTCACTTTCAAATGCTGCTCGTATAATCCCCTTATTGTTGCTGAGTGACTTGCGCATGTAATGTGAGCCGGGATAATCAGGGAAATACCGACCTAAGCTATCTGTCATCCCTGTGTAACCTTCCTCTTGCCGAAAACTATAGGGAAGATCAGAGTAAACCATCGCTTTGAACGATGAGAAATAATATTGCTGGATGCTGTCGTGTAAATCTCCAGATAGGTACGGTGCATAACTCTGTGCGTCCGACTGCAACCCCATGATGCCGAATTTCATCGCCTGTAATACGTGTTTTTCCAACACGGGAGGCCAGTTCTGCATCGTGCGTGCAACATTGAGTATTGGATCGAAGTTGATTTTCATGTTGCTCATGGCGTCTTCATCATCACTTTCTCAACCATTACCTCCAGATGATCTGAGTCAAACTGTTCTGGATTCCCCGATACGCGGTACTGATCAGAAGAGGCGGTGTCGAGCAGCAAATCGCCTTGTGCGATATCTGGCACACCCAATGCGTACAGCGTGTAACTGTTATAAGGAATAGCACCGCCTGATCCTGCGATCACGCTCAGGCTGATGTTGTCTAGCCTGACAAACGCATTCGTCAGATGCGCTACTTGATGGCGTTGCGTATTTACCAGTAGATCTCTCGACATCTACATTAGCCTCCCTTCTACCCAATCACGATATATTCCACGCTATAGGTGCCTGCTGACTGGCTTGCGGTCGGCGCAACTGCTGCCGAAATATTGAATCCCGTTGTAGTAATACTTGCTGCATACACCGTAAGCAGTGCCGTTGCCCCATTATTGGCGGTAATCACGACGATTGGCGCTGAAGCGTAGGCGTTAGCAAAGGTCACGCTGATCTGTGACCCGGTAGCTGGTGATCCGCCAGAGCCAAATTGCACATTGCCTCGCGTGTCGTTACCGGTGCTCGTCGGCGTGGGTGGTGAGGTGCCGTTGGAACCGAGAGCAGCGACAGCAGGAACCGACCCACCACTGGTGACCAGATGCGAGAGCGCATAGATCTGCGTGCCGCCTGGTACCCAGAGGTTTGTGCCGCCGTCCCATTTATAGATGCGCCCCTGGTTTGGCCCGATCACATCAAGCGTGCCACTCGACACATTACTTGTGCCTGAGACGGCCATTGTGATGCTGAATGCGCTCTCATTAGCAACCCAGACCTCTTGCCCATTGATCTGCCCTGCTTGCATGATGATGCTGGTCACATTAGCAGTTGGTGCTACTCTGGCAACGCCGATAGAGTTCGTGGTGATGGTGCCAGAAGAGGCGATCACTGCCGCACTCGTGCTCACGCCCGTACACCATGCTCCGCTATTTTTGAGCACGCCCGCCGCCCGCCACTGGATATTGGTATCAGCAGCGTGCCAGTAAATCGTGCCATTCGCGTCGTTGTTGAGTCGCAATACCTCAGTCGCATAGTTATCGGTATATTGATAGAGTGCAGAGGTATTGGCTAACGACACCTTCTTATTCGTCGTATTGACGTTAAAAATGTCGTTGGCGCGGTCGGTCACACGGAGCGCATTAATAGAGTTGATGCTGTGCTGAACGCCACCACCTTTGGCGACTGTCCCATCTGGCGTCAGGTTGTTGTTTGGCGAAAAGCGGAACTGGGTAAGTGGGTTGATGGTGCCGCTACAGTAGGCTCCAGCCGTCAAGTAGGCATTAATGTGGACATCGTTGTTCCCTGCATCGTTTACAAACCAAATGGCCCCATTTGGACCCTCGCACCGTGAAATCATCGTATCGATCAATGATCCCGCTGCAATGGCCGCTGTCGCCACGCCTGCACTCTGGCAGGTTGATCCGCTGTAGGGCAACGCTAGACCGTTCACATTGATGCTTGCGCTGGTAAGTCCGGTATAGGTAATGGTTGGCGTCCCTGCATAAGCATTCGTCGTCGTGTAGGTTCCATTCCCCGATGGAGAGAGTGTTTCATTGATGCTTCCACCAGCAAAATTGACGCCTGACACGCTGATAACACCACTTGCCGATGCGCTTGTTATCACGAATTGCAAGTAACAGGCCGCCGCGATGGTCGTAGGTGCTGTAGTCAGTGTGATCGGGCTACTGGTTGCCGCGCTCTTGAGTGTTGCACTCGCCACCTGACCAAGCTGAATGGCAGTAGAGGCATACGATGATACGACTGCCATATAGATGTGACCACCTGACCATGCGAAGGTTGAAGCTAGGAGCGCAATCTGGACACAATCAGCACCCTCGGCAACGGATGAAGAGAATTGACAATAACCGGCTTCTACCAGCAGGTTCACGGAATTGGTTGCGGTCTTCGGTCCAAAGAAATGGCAGTTGCTTCCCAACACGCCCGGCGCATTCGGCCCGATAAGCATATTATGCGAGTCGTTGAAAAACAGGATGCAATTGGACATTTGCGAGTCATGCGGACCCCCAAGCTGTAGCCCGATGCCACCATTATTGTGAACTTGGCAATTACTCCACTTGCCCTCAGTACCCGAAATTGGTGCAACCCCTTGCTGGAATATCGATGACCCACCATTCCAATCTAGAATAGCCCCGCCGCTATAGCCGTTCCTGATATCCACATTGTCGAAAATGTAGCCGTACCCGTAGGCACGCATCACATACGAGGTGCTACTCTGATTTCCTCGGTTCCCATCTAAACTCATATCTTTGAAGGTAAAGGTATTCACGCCACCGGTCACACCGGTACCACTTGGCGAGCCGATATCAATCAATTTTGTTGATCCGGTATATCCGTTCTGACCATTGACATATCCGTTCACCGTGCCAACAAAAAGATCAGTACCGGCATTGTCTACTAGCTCAATGACCGTGCTATTGATCCCCGCTCCAAAATGACCCACATTGCTGTAGAGAGGGAGATTTTTCGCCCGATAGTTCCCAGTGGGATAGAACACGGTCCCACCGCCCCCGCTTGCTGCACTAATGGCTGCTAATATCGCATTCGTAAAGTCATTGGTTCCGTCTGGAATAAGCCCACCCGCAAAATCCAGCACATTATACATAAGCCGGTTGCGCTGCTGTATAGCCGTGATGCCCATTATAGCGCTCCCCTCACGATCAGTCCGTTTGCTGCATTCAGTGGTACAGCCACAGACGTGTAAATGTGTGACACTGTGCATTTTTTAGGATAACTCAGCAGCATGCCGGGTAGAAGCGCAAACGAGGATGTGCTACTTACTTGATCAAAGTCAAAGTAGATCGTTGCGCTATAGTTATTCTGCAAAATGATGCGGTTGACTTGGCTGCTGAAGGTGAGTGCGGTATCACTGCCAGTGCTCGTATTCACCGGAGGAGAAACCAGTGCAATATAACCCGCCTGCTCAATATCCTGTATTCCCAACGGATTGCCATTGGTCGCCTGATTTGATGCAAGCGTCACCGGTAGGCTGTTCGCCATTGTATTTTGTCCGAGTGCAAGTGTCGATCCTCCCACCTGAGCAATGTTCTCAGGGACCGGATTTGTGGTACTAATCGGATTGCCGCTAATCATCAAGAGCGTGTTCAGAATGACGGTACTGAGCGTGGTAGCAATTTCAACAGGTATGGCCGTACTTGCAGTGAGTTGATTGCCATTTGCATCGGTAACATTTACTTGTTGTACTGTCATAAGCACTCCTGCGAGATATTCTGGTGTCGGTAGAACTACAATGGTATCCGGGTCAAACTCCCTTGATCCGACTTCACCGGGCATCTGTATAGACACCCAGAAGGTAATCATTTTTGGCTGCGCAAGATCATCAAGCTTCCACTGATACTGCGCAATGCCTTGTGCCGCGTTCACGATGCTCCACGTACCAGCAAGCAGGGTTTCCGCTCCTGTCTCACTGTTGATGACATACGCCGTGAAATTAGCGGTAGCTAACCCGGTCAAATTGAGTGGTAGCCCCGTGTTTCGGTCGGAAAAGACCTTGCGATAGGGCGGCGACGTTTTGCCGGTATAAGCAATGACAAAAGCCACTAAGAATAGCCTCCACTCACCAGCGCAAGGATTGTGATTAAGAAATTGATATCATTTAAAGTCCCTGCCGTATTGGGTAATACTGTCAAGTTGGTGGCACTGGTCTTATACTGCGGACCTAGTCCCGACAGTGAGGATTGCCGATTTGCGACGGAATCTCCAACCGTATCACAAAACGCTAACCAATAGTTGCCAGGAGCCAAGAGCAAATTAGCGGTCAGACTCTTGGTAAACATGGATGTGACCGCCGCATTTGCGCCCGTGTGTCCCAATAGGTTATTCGGTGCTCCATTGGTAGCAGTACTGTCATAGATCCCCATATCGCAGTTCCCGGTTGGGCTACCGCTGAAGTAACAGCGCATCTGCGTGACGGTCACCGGAGCTAGAAGCTGAAAGAGCGTAAAATACCCAACACCAGCGGTTATCGCCGCGATCTGGCTCGCGTTCTCTATGCCAGGAGTGTAGAGAATCAACGGTGCGGGCAATGGTGCAAACAGTGGCATTTTCTTCTCCTTACGACAACTCGGTGATTCTGACATTGCCATTGGCGGCTGACCATATTCCAAAAACGGCTCCGGTGAATATTGGATACGACGGTATTTCAAAGAAACCATTAGCAGGTATCTGCACCGTGTATGCAGTCGTACTTGCGCTCGTGGCGAGCGCAAGGTATAAGATAGCCGTGCTGTCGTTGTAGAAGTAGGCACCTTTGCGACTCGCATTCGAGGCAAGCAACTGCGTTGAGGATGCGGCACTCACCACAGAAGTAATCGTGCCAGTTGCCGAGGTCGAGAACGTCACCGCCCCGATGCTATTGGTGCCAGTCGGAATCGCAGAAGAGATAATGGTTTGCAAGCGATGACCAGAATCGACGCCAGCAACGTTTGTGCCAGCCTGATCCACAAGCTGGATTTGTAACGCTCCATTGGCGTTCACTGCTAGCGCTACGTCGCCTGCGGTTGAGGACTTGCCATAGTTAGATACCCGTAACTCGCTGTTCGATTGGTCAGCGGCAAGTGCTGTCCCTGCTACGGCTTGAGCGACAACGCTACCCAACGCCCCTTGATTGCTTGCTATAGCTACAGGCAACGAATTTGCCATCGTTGCCTGTCCCTTGACGGGGATATTTGCGGTGTTGGTCGCGATGCTAGCGAGATTCCCGCCAGTTTCTTTGGCAAAACTTCCATCATTCGTGAGCAAACCGCCAATCCCAAGAGGCGCAGTTGTCCCAACAATTCGCACAGCCACATTATCCAATGCCATAAATGCACTTGCGCGTACGCGTAGCTGCTGATAGCCTGCCGCTGAACCGCGAATGATAAATGGCCCTGGACCTGATACTGAGGTGATTGGTGATGGATTGACAATAGCCGTGTTATAACCAACGGCAGGGAACCAGTTGATAGTGGTTCCACTATCATCCGTTCCTTCAAATTGCACGGTTGTTCCACTCGAAAAGGTTCCAGTGAGTTGCACCTCAAACGTGGATTGTCCATCACCCAGAGTAATCGATACGGTCCCTCCCGCAACAACCGTTCCAACGGTCGCCTGTGCAATAGTGAGATTTCCGGTTGCGATTGTGTCCGCTATGGTTGAACTATCGACGATAACATGTCCGATGACAGCAGAACTAGCATCAAGAACGGCATGGAGATTACTGCCCGTTGCTTGCACAACAGTAAAACTACCGGTACCGGCATTCGCGGTAACGGTGCCACTTATCGGCTGCGTGACCCCTGAACCGTCCACCTTGAGTGCATTCGCGCCGGTAACCGTCGCCTCATTTGTGCCGCTATAGATGCCTGCTCGTAAGTTCCTGTTCGACGAGGACTCCACGAGCAATTGCTGTAAATTGGTGCCATCTGAGGCACCAATGAGGGTGGAGGAGGTTGGGATTGCCGACCCATCCGTACCGACCGAAGGATTGGTGGCGCTGATCGTGCCGCTAATTGGCAATGCCGTACCACCGGCGACACCCTGAATGCTGATCACACCGCCTGCTGGTGTCCCCGCTACACCCTGTCCTGCGACCTGGAGGCTACCACCCGCATTGACGCCAGCCTTTTGTGAGGTAGTGGTTGGATCGTTGATTGCCAGTGAGGAGGCACTAAAGGAGGCGTTGACGTTCATCACACCGTATTTCTGCCCGGTCTGAGTATCAGTGGCAACCGAGACAGCCTGCGCCGTGACGACCTGATGCCCTGCACTATCCCACAGTCCAGTCAGTTCACGGTTATTGTCATCCTGGATGATCTGCCCGTCTCCCATTTACTTCCTCCTCCTCACTTCCACATTTTCCGTACTAGACGGCGGGTTGAGCGATGCAAACCCACAACCCGAACAACACCAACACTCAATATGACATCGCTCTCACCGTCCTGCTGCCGTCGTCTAGCCATCATCAGGTAAACCGTCGATATTCTGCAAGTATTGCTTCTGCCATTTCCACATTCGGTGATAATTTGTCTTGCTTGTACTTCATACGCCGCTTGCCGAGCGTCTCTTCAATCACGCCAAATGGATTGGTAAACCTCACTAACTCATCAGCCAGATAATAAGAGGTGGCTTGCTTAATATCGTCATTCACCGTAGCGAAACCCGCCTGATACGTGGTCCTGACGTTTCCATAAGGAAATACCACCGTTGCCAGTCGAAACCGATAAATACCATTACTAGGTTGAATAGATACCGTCGTCGGATCGATGCTATAGTATTGATTATTATATGAATAACTATGTTCTATACTCAGAATATTGATAATCGGGTAACATCTTAGAAATACGTCGCGTGTCAACGGAACCTTGAGTGATGGCATATGTGCAATGGCTATCTGTGACTGCTGTTCTAGCAAGAGTGCCTCACTGTAGGGATCTGCGCTTGCTGTCCCTTGCGACTCCGTGACCTCCTGATAGGCATATTGCACTGGCGACCCGCTACTATGCCCGAACGCCGTTGGCGTCACAAGTGTGATGGTGCCGGGATAGGGCGCAACATAGGATGTCACGGTCACCCCGCCAGACAAGATCGGTATGGTTTCCTGTGAGCCACCACTGCCGATGATGGCAACCTGCTCATCCATGTTATCGAGTGTTAAAGTACTGGCTACCGAAAGGGTGCTCGTGCCTGAGCCATAGGTGCTTGTAAGCGTTGTACTTCCCGGTGCTTGCAAGCGCTTATGACAGTAGGCATCGCATCTCACAGACGCCCTCATAAGTAATTTGTCTAGTACACCCGTGCCAAGTTGACCGAGAAGCATCTGCACTTGTGGCGCGATGCCAATAGGCATTTCGGCGAGTTCAAGGGGCGATAGATAGACTCTAGCCACCTGATACCCCCTTACCTACTCCACTCGTAGATGGAGAGGTACGTGCAACCTCTCCATCCATGAGCGGGAAACAAACAAACCCAGAACCCAAGCAAGCGGAAGGGAGGAGATGAAGTAGTCTTGTGTCCATCATGCCTCCACACCACCTCGTTAGCTATAGAGCACCGTACAGACCGGCGTACTGGCCGCACCAGCAGCATAGATGCCATTGACTGCTGGTGCCTGGACATCATAGATCGTGCCGACAGCAGCAGAGGCAGCCGTAGCAAACAGAATGGTCCCTGATGCTGCACTTGCGTTGTCGTAGAAGACCTGTGAGCCAGAACCAAGCGTCGTGATGATAATCCTACAGAGCCGTCCCGCGCTAGCCTTGACCGCGCCCGGTGTCGCCGATGCGACGGAAACCGCCGTAGTGCCACCAGACGTAACAAGCAGCGTGTGTACAACATCCACACCAGCTTTGTTCGTGCCAGCGCTATCGACAAGTTGCATAACAGCAGGGCCGTAGGTAAATCCAGTTGTGCTATCGGTCCCAGTAGGACCACCTTGCGCAACGACAAGACCGGAACCAGGGGTACACACTACGTTTTGAATTGGCTGATAATTGCCATCTCGTGGCTCTGTGCTACTGCCCGCCATTGTCTTCCTCCACCACCGCTACATTGCCCATCTTCTCGACAAGCCTGCTGCTTTTTCGTTTTGCTTTTTGATACTCAGTCTGCTCAATTGGCAGTGCGAGACGATACCCAGGCAACCGACAGATTTCTTCGGCGTCCTGTTGTGCCACCTCATTGATGCCAGTGCCATCGACTTCAACCCAATGGTTCACAATGTCATACACACGTGCAGGAGCCTGTCTACCTTCTGCAATAGTAGGTTGCATTCCAATTTGTCCAGAGATGCCATTGGCGTAAATCAAGATCATGTGCCACCTCTAGACCGTGCGTACTCTACCGAGCTTCGCCGCAAATGCTGGAGCACGCAGAGCAAGCGCCATATCAGCAGTGATAGCAAACTGTCTTGTTCGGGCATTCACTGGTGCCAACATCTGTGTTTTGGCTTCGTTGACCACCGCAACCGTCGCGTACTCAGGATGGCGCGGGAACAGGTAGATGTCCTCGACGTTCTGTCCGGTCGCCTGTACACGCGGGAAGGTAACAGTATCAGGAATGGCTGCACTACCCGATGAGTTGACAGTGGTGTACAGGCTCGTACTGATGCTTGGGATACCGGTGTCACTGAAGGACGTTACCGCAACGTCACTTGCATCAAACGCCGGTACCACTGCGTAGAGGCTCTCGGTCCCTATCGCCGATGAGGACGCGTTAGAACGAAAAATGCGATACGCTAATACGTCGATGGTGTTGCCAAATGCATCCGTAACTGCCGGTGTGGTCCACGAGACCGTCACATTGTGACCAGCGGTTGGTGTGACTGTGACCTCATTGGAGGCAGTCGTTAGACCGTAGCGCGTTAAGCACTCGACAACATAGTAGTACGCCTGGTTCGCAAGCTGAGAGCCGGAGCCGCCAGCGTCACTTGCGGAAACGGTGGTCATTGCACCAACACTGCTCATAAAGGTGCTCAGGACGAACGGGATCGACCGGTACGTCGCAACTTCGACGCCAGCGTCAATCAGCGAATCGGCTACATCCGCGCCGGGAATTCCATAGTCATCACGGGAGAAGATCTTGGTCATACCCGCGTTAAAGCGCTGTTGATTGACGAACAACCCGTTCAGCTTGCTCATCATCTTTGGACTCATCACGAAGAACCAGTCGGTACCAAGTTCCTGCGCGGCTACACCCTTAATGCTATCGATACAGGCATCAAGCATGCTCAGGCTCAGCGTTTGTGTCGCAGCATCAATCTTGTTGCCAGACGCAATCAGCATATCCATGCCGTCCCATTGTGGGCGTTTGGTATTCGCAGTCGCTCCTGCACTTCCCCACATGTGCAGCGTCTCTTCGAGGTATGCAAGAGATTTTGCAGCACCCGCCAATTCCAGATCGTAGAGGTTACCGTTGACCGCCGCCACCTGTGCGCTGAAAGTGGAAATGTCGATCTGAGTCTGTAAGTGTTTGATCGGGTAATTGACCTGATTGTAGGTCGACGTTGTGGCCGCTACGTCAGTTGTGCTAGGTGCCTCTGTAGTCACCTGAGACTTCGGTAGCGCTGTTCGCTGGTTGAAGTAGTAGGTATTGGTACCCCACGTCTTGCGCGGTAATGCCCTGCGCAGTGGTGCGTACTTGCGCACATATTCCAGGAGCAACCTATCAATGATTTTAGGAACAAGGTTGGTTGCTCCCGTTGTGCTTAACGAAAACGTTGCTTCGCGAAGCTCCTCAAGGCTTATTGGCATGTCTTCATCCTCACATCACATCCACACAGCCGCCATGCCGTGTCACTTACCGTTACTACACTAATCCGTATTTGTCGTCGTACATCCCCAGAAGCGGCAATTTCATCTCTTCTAACAAGCGCTCCACGTTAACACCGTCGGGCAGGGGAAAAGAGCGGTCGGCGAGATAGTCAAGCGGAATTTCCTTGAGTTGCTCCTTGAGGTAATCGCCATTCTTACGCGCCGATGGGCGCTGATGTGCAGGCTTCGTACCCGTCGTGGTTGCACCTTCCACCAGGCTTTTGCGTTGTGGGGTTGGCTCACTCTTTGCGGCGATAGTGGCGAACTGCTCAGAGAGTGCAGTAAGTTTGGCATCCATAGCCACCTGCATTGCGGCTTGCTGTGCCTCAAGTTTACGGTCGAACGCTTCTTGTAATACTTCCTCACGAGTTTTCGGACGCTCAATTTTGAAGCCATGAGACTCCAGCAACTTCAATGCGTCGTCAGTGGTGATTTTTGCTTCCATTGGCTTCTTAGCCTCCATATTGTTCGTGTTATCATCAGGTTGCGCAGCCATCGGTTGTTTGTTCTGTGCAGATTCGCACTCCATACCGAGTGCATGGGCAATGTTGTCATGTGCGGCGTCGAGATGCTTGTCATTCTTGCCTGAGATCATGCGTCCAGCTTCCTCAAGCGTCTTGCGTTTTGTGCTCTCCATGCCACCAGCACAACTTCGTCCCTGCACAGCAGCGAGGTGATCGTGGGCTTCACGCAGGTAACTCTGCATCTGATCGGTGACATCGCCTGACAACATTGGCGGTATCTCGTAGTTGTTCTTGTGGTAATCGTCATCGGTAGGATCGCTCGTCATGCCGACAGTGTTGCCGCTCGTGGTAGAGGGAATGACTTCTTCACGGATGTCCATGTGTTTCTCCTGTGTCTCGATCAGAATAGACTCTGGCGTAAGGTCAAATACCTCACAGATGCCAGCGCGGTCCGCCGACTCTAGCAAAACTTGTTGGATGCGGGCTTGCGGTATGCCGGGACTGGCAGTAAAATCGATGCCTTGCAAGGTTAAGTTGCTACCTGAAACCTGTGGAATGCCTCTTTGCTTGTCTAGTTTCATCTCGGCCCCGCTAGCACGCAGGCTCATCGTGTTGAGATAGCGGTTAGAGGTGAGCACTGCAACATCCCGTCCTGCATGGGTATCAGGGATGTCCACATTCGCCATTGCATTGACACCTTCACGCCAGAGTTGTGTTACCCGCCCTGTCATCTTGATGCTGTTGTCCTGGTCAGCCATGTCATGAGAGATGTAGCAAGTAAGTGGGAGTCCATCAGGTTGTGAGAGTGCCAGTTGACCGGATTGTATGAGCTTATCCACTGCCTCACGGGGATATTGGCGCCCGTTGAGGGATATCGCATCATCATAGAGCCAGAGCACCTTGATGCGTGCTACACGCGACTTCATGGAGGCGGTTGGTGATATTGTGGCGTTAGTACTCTCTATGCTCTCAGTGGCTTCTTGCCAACTCTTCGGCAGTGTTAGCCCTTTGCGTTTTGCTATAGCGATTAAGCGGCTTTTGACAGCAGCAGGATCGCCTGCATGTCCAATAAGTCGCGCCGCATTATCGAGATCTTGCTGTGAATTCACAGGGAATGACATCCCAGGTCCGGCAAAATCTGAGGCATCGAGTTTCTTACGATCATCCTGCGAGAAATACCGTTCGTATTCTTCTTGCGCCGCTTCATCGGCATTATTGAGGTGTTGCCGAATCTCCTCGGCTACTGCTACATCCACACTTGCCACCCCACGAGTTAAAAGACAAACAAAAAGAGCCGCTGACCACACTCGGCGGCTCAGCGGCTCATATGCCATGTTTTATCTTGCTATTGTCAATCTACCATACAGTATACACGCTGTGCAAGAGTTTGGCTACTGCACAGTCACATCCGCCCCCAACTCAGTAACCGTCTTATTAATCGCACTGTGCGCAAAGCGATGCTCTTGGTAGCACCCTCGCTCACGACAAAACAGATAGATGCCATCCTTGTCGATGTAGGCTAGCACTTTGTTGGTGCGAGGACAGAGGATCGGCACACGCTTGTCTTGCTCAGATTGCTCTACCACTACATCACCTCCACAATCTTGATATGATGCACCGCCAGCATGAGCTTGCGTTTCAGAATATATACTTGTGTAACAGTTGCCTCAGATTTTACGTCCTCCGTCACGCGTTGATTGGTCGTGCAGTCCACATACTCGAAGTCGCCAATGTAGTTGCAGATATGCTCACCATTGATGCGGATCGGGTAGCACGGTTGCAGCGTGAGGTTGCGGATCTTGCCAGCGAGCGCCAGAAGTTTCAACTCACCGTATCGATGAGCTTCTGCCAAGCTGTGAAAACGGTGGTTATCGATCACCGTGATGCGATTATTGTACTTCGATCTCGCTGTCATAATGGAGCCATCCTGTATCCTCGATCAATCAGCCAATTACGCCACGCTTCGACGAACTCTCGATACGCCACTCTATCACCACAGGTACACCAATACCACCCGACGAATTCTTGAGGTATCTCATCGCTGCGTTCTGGCGGCACATGATGGACGCCGTGACACTGCTTGCACCGCCAACGCAGCAGGTTGCGATGCTTGATCCTGGCAATGCGTTGTTGTGCAATGTAACGCTGCTTGCTCAATCGATGAACTCCACCGTTACATTACCCCACGCGCCTAACACATCCTCTAACTCGCCCATGCCGATAAATCCCTTGCGCTCCAAATCAGTATCGATGACACATCTACCACTCGTAAATAAACAGCCCTCGCTTGTTCGTATCTGGATCGGGAATCGCCCGTGAACTTTTGCGTTGTCATGCACGACGAGGAACCGACGTATACCGCGCAATATGGTTGGATTTGGTGTTGTTGGCAGTTTCGGCATGAGTTTACGTCGAGCATTAATCATGCGGCGTGTCTCTTGGTGACAGAAACGGTCCGGTGTCTGACCTCAGCAACATCTCGATGATCCTGTTGTTTTGTTCGACGAGTGTCTCGATATCGGCGTAGATCTTCGTTGTCGTATCGAATTCCTCATTAGCCTGCACCTCCTGATGTCTTCCCAGTTGTGCCGTTCCTACTGCGAGGATAGGTAGCATGACAAGTTGCAAGAAGGTACCGCTGAACCACTGGACATATTGCGGTAGCGTTGCCGGGAAGCCTGGGAAGCCGATGATGGCTATGGTAATGAAGAGGTAACCACAGGCCATAGTGCCAACGATCCGCGTTACGCGCAGCGCTAGACGTTGATTGAAGCTACCCGTCATCCGCTCCAGTCGAAGGAGATAGTTCACGTTTGCCGGTATGTGTGGGTGCGGCGTACGACGGAATAACGATGAGTGCTCAGTCACTTATACACCTCTCCCTACCATAAATGCCGCTATAGCTAGTACTGCGACATGCGCCACTTGATCCGTCCAGATTGCCACATGGACAGCCATCGGGCCCTCCGTCGTCTGCCTGAACGTCTTGCGCCACCACTGCAACGGCACCCTGGTATCGATGAGCAGATGCGTGGTAGCGATGATGAGCGCGATAGGTGCAGGGAACACCAAGAGCAACCCGATGAGATGAATGCCGCTATGCACCCAGGATGCAGGATGATGTAGTGATGATTTGTTATCAGCCATCCACTGATTCTGAAACAGCCAATCAACAATTAAGTGGAGCACAAATCCCCATACAAATAGGTCTGTTGACTTCACTTGCGCTCCTTATTGCCAACAATCGTTGCGCACGATATATCCCCACAACTTTTTCAAATGAAGAGCGTCACTAAGAGCGTTATGTAATCCCTCTTCTTGTTCTGGCAATTCATCGTCAGAGATACCGCGACCGTCTAGCACTTGCTGAAAATCATTGATAAAGTGCGGCCAGCCATCGGGGAGATCCATCATGGTGCCGAAGAGTTGACAGAGCGCAACCCAGTCGTATCCCGAACACCAGCCGTGTAACTCTGGTTTGCCATATTCCTCAACATCCATAAAGGCTAGGATTTCGGCTTTGATCTGCTGGCGTGTTCGCCAATGGCAACTTTGTAAAAAGCCTGTAGGATAGTCAAGGCATTGACCACTCATTCTGTGTAAGGCCGTATGTGAAGAGATAGGGCGACCGTAATTAGGGCATGGATCTAAACATGCAATCACCTTCTTTTGTACCCACTCACTTGCCTTGCGAGGCTCAAACTCACAGGATTGCGCATAGTACTCTCTACCGTCTTCCGCAACGATCCCAATGCTGATCAAGTCGATAGTCAGTCCGTCATCAATGAACTCGGTGTCTATGAAGTAGCGAATGGGTCACCTCCATATGTATATCGTGTCCGCTCATGTCTGAGAAAGCGGTGTATCTTCCGCATGTGGCACTTACGCAACTTACGACGTGGTAGCGGTCGCAACTTGCCGAGATGAGCAAGGGTACGTACGCGTCGGTACATCCTGGGTGACATCGTGAAGAACGGTGCATTCTCGCTGCTACTCTGATGCACATGGTCTATCATGATGTCCATATCGGCAAGAGTGACCATGCCGGTTTGGTCACTACTCGGCGTGGTAATCATCTGCAATAGCACATAGTCAATGGCTGAAATCGTCTCAGGGAAAGTATCGTTCGCTTGCTTTACTTGAGATGCGAATCTACTGAGATCCATCATTCTCCGGGTTCCTCACTCTTCACCGACTGATCAAACCATTGCAAGTGTTCTCTACCGTAGTACATCTCGATATCTTGCACGGTGCCTCTGATAATCGCCTGTAACTGCTCATCGATGCCAAACCGCTCTTTGTTGATCTCCAGGCTCTTGTGAATATCGCCATCCTTAACACGCTTCACGGCTGCCATCCAATCGCACACCATCTCGATAATGTCAATGAGGCTCATGCCGTTGATGCCATGAGAGTAGTATTCTGGATGGTGTCTATTGACGAGGTAGTGATGCTCCAGTGCAGGCTTGATATGCTTCAACGCTTGCCGGTACTCATCTGAGCCATACGTCAGGTGTTTGAGTTGCGGTGTCGCCTCGACAAACGCATCGAACTCCTCTGGTGAGAACTTTGAGTTATCATGCACAGCGGATCGCATGAAAAGCTCAGAGGCGATGTGTGCCATGTAGGAGGCTACGAGCTTCTTGTGCTCAAGTACGCCGTCGATATGCTCGTTGATGGCTTTATCCATTATGCTCCTCGCTACCCCATGCCAACGCTACATATCGCTTACTTACGGATTCTATGGTGTCGCAAGTCTCAATAACCTCACCATTCCGTGTAATAGTGTATTTGTCCTCGTACAGATAGATGTCATAGCCTTTGATGCCATGCCACGTACGAAGCCCATGCTCAGTGATGCTCATTCGCCTCCAAAACCACGTCTCTTCCACAGCAGGGACAAATATGCTTGATCTGGGCATCCGCGATAACGTCAAAGATCGCATCGGCAATGGTAATCTCGGCATACGGGAATGGGTGAGCAGCAGGATCATTGATATCGCCGATCACCACTTTGGTCACGCCGTAAAACTCACGCCCAGTCTCTACATCCGTCACCTTCGTCTGACGTGACAGATGCCCATCATTCTGTATGCGAACGCGGATGTAGCCTTTCTCCTCGCTCATAGAATGCCTCGATTGCTTGATGCTTGAGTGCGTAGCCGCTTCGCTAATTCGAGAGTCGCTTGCTGCACCATCTCTTCTCGCGCCTTCGCCAACTCCTCGCTGATCACACGACGCGTCACCTCTTCGATTTGCGCAAGTTGGGTTGCGCTGAAGGCAAGGTCAGCACTGGAAACCACTGGATAGGGGAGGTGAACCGCATCGAAAAATGACGGTGTAATGGTGGTATCACTGCTCAGTGTGCTGCTGGTCATCGTGTAACTGTTGGGCATAGGTCCGGTAAATTCGTTATCGCTCATATCTTGCTTTCTATCTTCGCTGGAGAGAGTAGGGAGATCGCCAGAGGATTGCACTGTGCCATCACTAAGCATCGCCACCTCTGCTACTGCCACCACTTCATCAGTGCTCATGTTTGCACGCAATAGAGACAGTATACACGAGATTTCGACACTCTCAAAAATTGGTAGCAAAAACGCTTGCAATTTTGTCGCGTATGATGTACAATTAAATCAGTTAAGAGAGTACAATAATAAAGCATAAAGGAGAAACACCAATGTTCATACATACATTAAACTTCAAAAACAACGAGGGCATGTCCTATGCCGCTTACCGTGTTGATTGCTTCGTGAAAGATGCGGAAGCCGTCACGGAGAATGAGTTTAGCTTTTCCGGTGAGGCGGATAACGAGGTGACATTCACCACCACCAAACAAATTTCACAAACCGCTATCAAAAAGATGGTGAAGGAATTTGATCCCAAATCAGGCTTCACCTTCAACAAGGTGGCATGATGGATTTCACCACCAACGAGGCTGCATCTCTTCTGGGAATGCAGCCTCGTTCCATCACACGATACATTGAGCGCGGGATAATTGCGGCAACGAAGCATGGACGTGATTATCTCATTAATGAAGAGGAAATTGAACGCTTCAAGCGAGAGCGTCGAGGGCAAGGTAGACCGAAAAACAAAGATAAGTAGAGATGTGGCACTCAGGCAGTGCCACATCCTCATTCTCCCTCTTCGCTAGCCTTCAACTGTTTATAATCGCCATCTACTCCAGTCCATGCATATTTCTTCCCCGTGTTATCGATCCAAGCGCATTCACAGTGATCGTGCTCTGGTGGAAGATACGAGCCATTCCTGAAGCGTGATCCTGCTTTTACCGTCTGCTTGTCGTTTTCAAGGCATTCCTCGCAAGCACCTTTGCCAGCTTCCCATGTGATCGTCTGCACACCCTGAGATTTTAGCTCCTTGAGCAGCTTTTGAACGGCGTCATCCGTGTCCTGCCAGTGCAATAATGTCGCTGACTCTTTAGCATTCTGGGGCGGTCCCTGTCTTGATAGCGGATGTGGTGCCTGTCCTTGATTGGCTTGATTAGGTGGTGGTGCAGCAGGTGCCTCTAACTGTTTTTGCTGTGCCTGCAATTGTACCTTCTTGGTCGCAAGGTCAACCTCATTGGTCGCGCGGGCGTTATCTGCAATGTCCTCCAACGTCTGGAGAGCAAGGATCTCCTTGCCAGCAACGATGATCGGTGTATCACCATACCCGGTATACGGCTGCTTGCCAGTAGATTGACGCTCCTCGTTCGGCGTAGACAATCCATTTTTGATCTGCGTATCCTGTATCTTTACAATGTCTAGATCTGATCTGAAATCACCATAGCGTGTCGCAAAAACATAGTCTTGCACGTTAAACCCGATATTAACAATTCTATAGTTAATCTTCTCTAATATTATTTGCTTTATCGGATCGCAGGTATTCAGTTGCATTACCTTTGCCGCGCTTTCTCCCGATCCTGAACCAAGATGCGCCGTCTCCTGTATCCCGATCATCGAGAGCGGCACTCCATAGCCAGCCAGGATCTCATCCCGCGCGATGGAGCGTCCTGCCTTGAAATCCACATCTACCGCGCCTCTACCAACCTCTTTCAGCGTCGCTCCTGAGTACAGCACCATCGGCACATGCGCGTTGTGTGCTCCTGTGTAATTCTCCCTCATCCACTGCACAAACCGTGCCGCCTCCTTCTCCGAGCCTGGGAACTCAATCCAAAAGGGCGGGCGTGCGCCTTTTTTGAAAAATGTGTTAACCCATCCTGCCATGCTCTGATCGGCGTAGACCGGGTTAAGGATGCGCTCAATAGGTGACAATCCTACTTTGCTAGCACGAGGAGACGGCAACCACCAGCGAATGATCTCTTCTGGCTCAAAATGTATCTCATCCTGTGAACTGCGAAGACGCTGCGTGTAGCCCGTGACCTGACCATGCGGATCTAGCTCATACGTAATCGTCTGGCAGTCGATCTTGTGAAGTTGATAAGGCACACCACCTTTTTGCAGCACTTCAATGTAGGCTTCACCATAGATCAATAAATCAGTGATAATTGCCCGTAGTAACTGCAAACAATCTTCATCATCGTTGACATAGGCAAATAACGCTTTTAGCTTAGCGACATTCTTCTTGTTCCCTTTGCCCTGCACAATCGGCTCTATCTCCCACCCGCCGCTCGTGATGCGCTTAGCAATGACATCGATGCATGCGCTAATCCACACATTGGAGACATAGGTATCGTAGAGTGTCTCTTTGCGCTCCTGCTCAGACAGCGCCGAATTCTGTGTCCTGCGCATATCCGATGAGATGCCAAACGCTTCGTTTTCGTCCCATGCCAGTGAATAGTTACGTGGTGCCGATGACTTGTTCGCTGCCATCTCTGAAAGCCGGTGGAATGGGATGTCGCGCTGGAGATGCGACTCGAAGGCATGCGAGGTATATGGTGCTGGTGACGCTGTGTGAGATGCAGAGGCACGAGGGAACGCGATCACCGGCTTCGACTCCGACGACGCTGCATTCTGCGTACGACGCGGTTCCGATTGCGCCAACATTTGCGCGTATGATTTCGCCATGACCACCACCTCACATCACTACTACAAGATTACGAGACTACCAGAACGGGCTTGCTTCGGTTACATCGGTATCGTTGAAGAGCAGCATGCCGCCACTACTCCTACCAGCCGCATGATTGACTAAACCAAGAGAGATCACCGTATCATCATGCAGACCAGGCGGGGCCGAATACTGAATATTCCGACTGGGCGTTAGCGTGTACTCCATCGTACGCAATTCGCCAATAAGCATCGGCAAGTCAGGGAAGGTAACGCCCACCTGCTCAATACTCACCACCAACTCTTCGATCAGCAGCTTCTTACTGAGATTGGTAAAGAGATAGCCTTCAACGGTTAAGCCGCGCATCTTCAACTGCTCTTGAAGTGGATCACCTACGCCACTAACATCCATGATGACTGGCGCATTGTTGTAGAGCGTAGCCATGCTATGCACTCGATCCAGTTGCACGGTGTAATCCACGATGTTCATGCGTTCCCAGGCATCCACATGCATCGTATGGGCGTTGAGGACCGTCATCACGCTAAAATCCTGGTGTTTGGCCGGGTCCCAACCAAGAACATAGTCATACTGAGATTCGGGACCACACAACTCCCCCTGTACACACGCATCAATATTGCGAAAAACACCCGCGCTCTCCTCCAGGAAAGCGGCGCAATATTCCTGCAAGTAGGAATTCGCTGGTAATTCACGCTTTACAGCAACGAGTTCTTCTGGCGGAATATAGGGATTTGACGAGGTTGGCGCGGTAAACGACTCCCAATCAGGGTACATCGGATCTTGCCCACGCAGGAATAAGCGATAGAAGAAATTGCGCCCTTTGGGTGTGCCAATAAAAATAGCCTTGCCGCGTGTATCACTCAAACACGGACGTAGCACCTCAGTCCATGCCTGTTCTGCCACATCTGCGCATTCGTCGATGATAATGAGATGTAACCCGTTCCCGCGTAAGGCATCGTAGTTGTCGGATGAGCAGAACATCATCACAGAACCTTGCGGAAGTTCAATGCGTAGTTCAGAATCCGACGTGTGTGCGATGATATCCTTGAGTGCGGCTTTGATGAGGCGATAGGCAATCTTACTCTGGCGATAAGTTGGCGCGATCCAGGCACAGAGGGTATTGGGCCGTTCACAAGCAAATTTCACTATTTCATTGCAGCATGCTAGCGTTTTTCCCCAACGACGACCACAGGCGACCACGCGAAACCGCGCCTGCGAGCGATGGAGGCGCTTCTGTCCAGCGTGGGGCGTGTATAGTTCAATGGTGATAGGTCTATTCGATTGTTTTAGTTGTGCCACTGCCACCTTTTACCTCATCAACATCATCAACACTTCCACCGCCCCAAACGGTCTTTAAGGTGGCTATGCCAGATAATTCAACCTGCTGTTTGTCTTTATATTTATGTGGTAATCTGGCTTTTAATAAAGTAATTAATAACTGATCACTATATTTCTTCATCATTATTGGCTGTCCGCTATCATCTCTGACGATTTTGCCCACTGACACAAGAGGTTCATCGACTCCTTCAACGGCCCTGATATGCGCACTGTACTCTAACGCGTCGTTGGCATCCTCTTCCGCCATGCCATACCGAGTTTTAAAATTGGCGTCCTTCATCCACTCATAGACTTGAGTGCGACTAACCATTGCCACCGCGCACGCACGAGAGACATTTGCATGCGCGGCGAATGCTATCAAAAAAACATCCTGAACCTGTTTCCGTTCCTGGCTATTCATACGCTGACCGCTTCTACGCGTGCGTAAGGGTGTCAAGGTGTCAGGGTTCTCGACTGACATACTTCTTGTTACACTCCTTCCTTACAAGCATATATTCCTCTAAGGTCATGCCCCTCTTTCGCGCATTTGCCGTAAGTCTAGTCAATCTCATATTCTCTCTAGCCTGCTCTGAATGAGGGTGGCGTTGCCCCTTGTGGGCGAGGGACATCTTTAGTCTGGTTTCTTCGGAATCGGGGGTAGCATGGCGGGATGCAGCCAACTTTGCTTTATGCTCCTCTGTAAGTTTTCTTTCCCGCAATTTTGCCCTTTCTTCTTCAGGCATCCCCCTGCTTCGTTTAGTGTCACTGATCTTTTGTTTTACCTCTTCCGAAAGAGGTTTTCCTGTACGTCTTTCTTTTAACGTTTCATATGCTTTATCTGGGAAAGGTTTCCCTTTATATAAAACTGATAGCGCTGGTTTTGGCTTGCCTTTACGAATTGAAGAAAACAGAGTCTTTTGTTCCTCAGACATAGGTCCGCGTTTTTTGCCGATAGCGGCCTTGCTTAGCTTCTCCCGATGCTCTTCTGTGATGACATATCCATGCAAACCATCTCCACCATCCGTACTGTTGGTGAGATCACATCCCTGCTCACGATAATACTTTATCCAGTACCTTTCACTTGCCTGCCACCCTAATACGGGGACTTCTTCGATGATCTGCATTTCAGGAGAAAGTCCTCGTTCTTTGAGACTCCTTAGCCACATACTTTTGTGAGTGTGAGATTTTTCCTTCAAATGGCGGTAGAGGCGAACATGGGGGTCGTTGGCTTTGCCGATGTATCTGATCGAGTGAGTATTAGGATCGACTAATCCATAAATGAAGGTAGTTTCTTGTGTAGTCTTGTTTGATGATGTGTTTGATGATAGACTATCCATAGCGTGGCCTCCAACAAGGTTATGCTCACGTCGGGGGCTATTTACAGTAGCGCTCCGACACCACAATTTTAACTCCTCAATTATACCACTTTTGAGCATGGATGTACAGCTAAAGCCGCTCTGTAAGCCTATTTGTGATACACAAGCTTGAGGATCTTTCGCCACCACTACCGCCTCACCGTTTGTCATGCCATCACGACGCGACTCCACCAGACCGTCAGCGCCATAAGCGAACGCATCCCATAGCGCTGACCATCAGGTGAAGACATGGACCATAGGTGGAAAGTGGGGAAAGTGATGAAGTAGTCTACTGGTTCTCACTTGTGGCGTGTGTGTGAGTTCGCGCCACCACCATCCACCATCCTCAATACCGCCATGCAAAGCCACACACAGTCATTATACCAAGCGCTCATAATGCGAGCAAAACGTATGCAATCCAACCCAGGAACGTGAATGGAGAAAATTAACCAGATCAGACTGCACCCTTTCAGTATACCGCTCGTCTCGTGTGCAAAAAGAAAAGAGGCGTGTGTTGTTGATCCCCCTTGATGTATTCGTGGAAACGCCCCTTTCGCGCAGTATAGCACGCGGCGCAAGCAAAGAAGAGGTGAGCGATTATTGTTGGTGTGGATACGTTGTGTTGTTTGATGATAGGCAAAATGCACTCTCAGCCTCAATCGCTCACATCCGTAGTATACCACTGTACGCAATACGAGCGAAGAGAGACGCGATGTGTTTGGTGAGGAAGTCACTGAGGAGATCGTTGAGGTATCCAGTAAGAAAGGGAAGTTGCGGAAGGGACACATCGCATGCTCTGCATTCAGTGTACCGCTATCCGCAACTGAGCACTAAAATGGCCGCATTGCCATTCCAATAATTTCGGCGTGATCAAACGCCAGATCCGCTGGCAACGCATTGAGCGCAAACCATCGTGCATCACCCGCCTCATCACCCGCCTCGACACGCGGCACCACATTGTCCCCGATTGCTGCCACATACGCCGCACTCACGTAGCGGCCACGCGGATCACGCTCTGGATCGTCGTAGATACCGATGAATTGCATCGTGACGCCTTCAACACCTGTCTCCTCGTGCAGTTCGCGGTGTGCAGCGTCTTCT